ATATTCGGGTAGTCAGTCTGTTGTGTCACAGATTGCCCTCTCCTTTCTCGGCACCTTCGCCGACTCCACTTCCCGCCCAAGGGCGGCGGGAAGTAGGTTCGACGTTAGTCTTGACTTGCGTATAGCTTGCTCATGGTCAGTCTTCCTTGCTCCTTCGCGGGCCCGCATCCTGCGGTACAGGGCGCGGGCGGTTGTGGTCGCTAGTTCTTCGGTCTGAGTCGCCATGGGTCTCGCCTTCTTGCGTGGGTGCAATGTCTACAGCCAGATGATAGCACCCCGCGGCAGACGTGTCAACAGGGGGGTGTGGACAAGGTCGAATTTTCTCCGTGCCAGCCCGAACGACCAAGCAAGACCTGTGGGGAAATCACCGTGACGAATGGGTCACACACACCCTTGTGATGCCTCAAAATTAGGCAGGCAGCTCGGTGTGAGCCGTGATGGGGGCCTACAAGCCAGCGACGAGCTCAACATTGATGGCTCGAGGTTGCGTTGGGCTGTTCGTCTCGTGACGCTGGGCGTCAGGTTGGGCGAGTTGGGGCAACGGCACCCAGATACAGTCAAGGGTGAATGCAGATAAGTAAGTAATTCCGCGGGCTTACGTGATCGGCGGGTTTCTATTTAACATAATCGATCTTATCGGACGTACGTGCCGGTGTGTCACTTCCCCAGGGGGCGATTGGGCAATTGGGCGAATCGGCATACCCCCCCCCTCCCCCTGGGGTGGGGCAAGAGTCCCCTCTTCCCACCGGAATTCCAAAAGCGTGATTCCGGCACGAAAAGGGGGTGGATTGGGGGTCTTATGGGGGGTTTTTGTGCCTGGTATTCCGGAGCTGGTCTGCGGGCAGAGGACTTCTTCCCCGCATTCCCCTGGGGGAAAATCAGCGCGCGCGGGCTAAGAAGCAGCCTCGCTACTGGGGTTTTGCCAGTCGCTCTAACGTCGCGCTGAGTGCTGCGGGTTCTTCCTCTACCCTGGCTGCGCAGGATGGGTTCCTGGGCAGCGCGCCGCGTCCGGGCGGTGTGTCCGGTCGGCGCTCCAGCGGGGGACTTTCGGCCCGTCGCTGGCCCGCGGGCAGCCGGGTGGCTTCAGCGTCCCGGCGTGTCTCTCGCATTTCTGCCGCTGAGCCGGCAGCGGAGCCGAGCATCGAGAGCTTCGGACTGCTCGAGCAGGGTTGCTCCTTCTCCCCCCTGGTTCCGGCGGGGGTTCCTGCGCCCTCGCGGTGGTTTTCCCCTGTCGTGCCAGGTGTGGAAGCGGCGTCCCGCGACAGGGGTTGGGGCTCATAGCCCCACCAGGCGATCTTCTGGATGAACTCGAGCAGATCCGGCGTTGTGTGTCGCTCTGCATAAGCTAGAAGCTCGTCCAGATAAGCCACGCACAGTCCAATACCATATTCTTGGTCTGTGGCAAGAAGCCCCTTTCTCTTGACTTTTGGGGCAAAGTTGGATACGGAGGGAGCAGAAGTCCCACATGGGGCATTTGGGGACCTTGGAGGGAAGGGCCACGGAGTCCACCAAGCCCACAGGCCGCAAGAGGCAGCCGACCACTCGATTTGCCCGGGAGCGCGCGAGGAAGTATCTGGGCGCCAAGCGGGTCCGCGTAACGGCGGTAGAACGCGAAGCCTACGATCTTCGCGAGCAGGGTCTTACCTGGGCCGAGTGCGCAGCGCGTCTGGACAAGGATCAGCGCACGATCCAGCGCGCCTACCAGCGTGCGTGCGTCAAGATTCCGAAGGAAGGCGAGCTTCAGATCCCGCCGCAGAGCATCATGGCGAGGGATCCGGAGAGATATGCGGAGCTGGTTGACGAGCTCACGCGACCGGACGACGCCGATCAGACGCTCGACGATATCGCCAAACGCATGAACCTTCCGCAGGAGACGGTCTACAACGTCGCCAAGCGTCTTCGGTCGATCTACTTCCCCACGAACGTCGAGGTGCGAAAGGTCAAGCTCGAGCGCCTGAAGGATCTCTGGGGCATGCGTGCCGAGGAGGCGCTTCTTGCCATCACGCCCGAGAAGCTGGAGAACGCAGGGCCACGAGATCTGGGAATCATCGCCGGCATCGCGACCGAGAAGCTTCTGCTCCTGCGCGGACTTCCCACTCAGATCGTCCGCAACGAGGCCGACAGGGGCAAGATCGAGATTCTCGCCCAGGCCTTCATCAAGGAGGCCGAGCGGCGGGGCTATCGGTTCGATGCCGATACAGCAACCGGCCGCGTGGACCTAGGCTACGTCAGCCGGCCGAAGCAGACGATTGACGTAGACCCGGGCTAGGGAGCAATGCTCGATAGGATCACGGAAGCCGGCTTCGATCTGGATTCGTTCGATCCGAGCGATCTGCAGAGCCTCGATCGAGACCAGTTTGCGAAGACCGGAGCCGCGATTCTCGAGCTCTACCGGGCCGACCGTCAGGAGAACCAGCTTCGCTACTACAAGCCCGTGAGCCCTGCGGCGCGAAAGATTCACGAGGCGACCGAAACCATCATCGGCGTCGGGGGCGGCAACGGCAGCTCCAAAACCGAGACGTGTATGGTGGAGCTGCTCATTCTCTCCACGGGCATCATTCCGGACTCGCTGAACGACGGAACGATCGATTGGAAAGCGAAATTCCGCGGACCCAGAAAGCAGCGAATCGTCGTAGAATCGCTGACGACAACGCTGCACACGATCATCCTTCCCAAGCTCAAGTGGTGGGTCTGGACGGGGCTAGGGGAGCCCGGAGGGCCGAAGGGGCACTGGGGCTGGCTGCCGAAATGGGCCTTGATCGATGGATCGTGGGACAAGAGCTGGAGCGAGAAGCTAAGGCTGCTGCGGTTTCTCTGCCGCAATCCGGACGATCCGGACGAAGTTCTGGGCGAGAGCACGATTCAGTTCATGGCCCACGGCCAGGAGCCGCAGGACTTCGCCTCCGGTGACTTCGACGAGGTGCTCCACGACGAGCCGCCGAGGCTCGCGATCTGGACCGAGAACGAGGCCCGGACCATGCGTGCGGACGGTCGCATGCTTCTTGCGATGACCTGGCCGGACGATCCTGCCATTCCGGTGGATTGGATTCATGACAAGATCTATGCACACGGAAGGGAGCCTGACAAGCGGGAAGACACGATCTGGCTAGAGCTCTCGACATTCGACAATCCCCATCTGAATCAAGAATCAGTCAGATCGCAGGCCGAGCGCTGGGATTCGGTCACCCGGGCCGTGCGATTCGAGGGCAAGCCGATCCGGTTCAGCAACCGGGTGCATCCGCTGTTCACCGATCGCGACGCTTGGTGGTGCTTCTCGTGCAAGAAGGACAGCTTCGTCGAGCTGCGTGAAGGCAAGTATCGCTGTGTCGAGTGCAACGGAACCAATGTCCAGCTCTACAATCACGTTGCCGCCTTCGACGTCGAGCCGACCTGGCCGACGGTCTATCTGCTGGACCCGCATCCGAGGAAGCCCCACATGATGCTCTGGGCACAGATTTCGCCGCAGGACGACGTATGGATTCAGAAGGAGCTCGAGCACGACGGAGGTTGCGAGGAGGTATCCGAGCGTGTTATGATCATCGAAGAGGAGTTCGGATTCCAGGTAGCCAAGCGCTGGATGGATCCCAACATGGGCGCTTCCCCGGCCAATGCCCAGAGACGCGAGCAGACCTGGCAGGACGAGTTCTCGGATTCTGGCCTTCGCTGCGATCTGGCGGATGATTTCATGGGCGGACGCAAGCGAATCAACACCTATCTCGAGCCAGATCCGCGGACCTATGACGTAAGGATCCATGTTCACAGGGATCGCTGCCCCACGGTTGTCTCGCAGATGCTTCGCTACTGCTGGGCCGATTACAAGCGAAGCACCGAACGGGATCAGCTTCAGAAGCCGAGGGACAAGTACGACGACTATCCGACGCTTTTGAAGTACCTGCTGAACTCGAATCCGGAGTTCACGGTTTTGCGAACAGGCTCGCCCATCATTTCGCGTAGACGCGCGAACATTGAGGCAAGAAAGAATCCCAACAAAAACAGAGGATCGGAATCATGGTCAAGAGAGCAATATTCACGGCGATATTCTACGGCGCATTGGTAGGCACCCTGGTTGGTGGCATATATGGTTTTTCGATTTCCGCAAGATGCGATGGCTGGACGTGCTTCGGCCCTTGCGGAGGTCCTGGCCAGTGTCCCGGGTTTGGCTGCGTCTGCGTTGGCTACTCCACGGGCGTCGGGCGCTGCGTCAGCGAGTAGCTGAGAGAAGTTGACATGCCATACACACGGTTCAAGAGACGCGGGAAGCAGGTCGACGTCTACAAGGACGGCAAAGCGTTCACGAGCCACTCGCCATCGAAAGCGAAGGCTCACAAGACGGCAGCGATGCGGGAGATGGCCGAGAAGGGAAAGCTCCGAGTCGCCAAGAAACGGAAGAGAAAGCCCCGCCGCACAAGAAGGAAATAAACAAGATGGCTATTACCGTTGTCTGTGATGGCGGCTGCGGAGCACAGACCGATAAGCTTGATAACTTTGAGCAGTTCGGAGCCATCAAGAAGGTCTGGTATTGCAGCAACTGCGCCGAGAAGATGAAGAAGCTCTACAGGACTCGAGATTCACTTCATTCGGATCATGCGGGGCTACTGACCGATGCTCTGCTCTTTGAGATCGACAACTTCAAGAAGGAGTTGCCGAACGCGACGCTTCCTGATGCGCCCGAATAAGAAGAAAATAGGCTGCTGCACGCTATGTGGAAAGGAGGTCTTTGAAATCCTTTCTCGATATCCCCAAGATCATCCGCTGGCCGGGGAGCCGCGAAAGCTGGGCAAACCGCTGGAAAGCGCTAGACGAGTTGATCTGGTTCTGATTGGTGGATCGACGGCATCGGTTACGGTCTGCAGCTCCTGCGAGGTAAGTGACAAGACGCTTCCTAGACTGTGGAAGATATGCTCGGATGCTAGCGGTCAAGAGATAACCGAGCCGGACAGGAGAGCCGCGAAGGGAATCAGGCAGTTGAAAGAAGAGCAGTATCATGCGGTCGTCGCTTCCGCGATTAGAATCGCTGCGGATCTTCCAATTTCCATTCTTTCAAACAGTAGCTGGAAGGAAATCTATGACATCGCCGCCCGTACCGGATAGCCCGCCTAGTCGTAGGCGACGACCGAGGCTTCGCGAGATCAAAGGCGGGACGAGAAGAACCCGTCCGAGAAGGCTGCAGCTCAAGCCCAAGTACGAGACGATCGCGCAGCGGGTAATCGACTTCGCCAAGCGCGACCGCGAGAACCGACAGGATGAGCGCGACCGAAGGCTTCAGCGTTGCGCGAAGCTCAGGATGTGGTCGGAAGCGAGCGATCAGTTTCCCTGGCCGGACTCTTCGGACTTCGCGGTTCCGGACATGGCAACCGCCTCCTTCCGTACCCAGGATACGCTTCACAATGCGGTCATGAGCCACAGGCCGCCGATGCTCGCGAAGTCTCACCACAAACACAACAAGGAGAAGGAGGAGACGATCAACGCGCTGCTTGATCATCAGTTCTTCGTTGAGCAGCCGGGGGAGCACATCGTCGAGGAGGCCGCTGACTGCTTCGTCAACGAAGGTGTGCTGACGCTCTTCGTTCCGTGGGTTCGCGAGCGAAGGCCGGTTAGCGATCTGCGATTCTTCCCCAAGATCCCGCGCGAGATGGAGCCAGACGAATATTTCATGGCTCTTCTCGAGCAGGAGTTTCCGAGAACGTCCCATCGACGGCGTGGCGAGGAGGGCTGGGACTGGGAGATCTTCTCTGGAGACGATCGTTTCGATGTCTCCTTCTACACCGAGCCGAAGACAGAGAGCGTGAGAATGGTCATCGATCGTCAGACGACGATCTTTGATGGCCCACGGGTGATGGTCAAGGAGATGGACGATGTCCTCTGTCCACCTCGCTGCGCCAATCTCCAGCCCCCCGGACCGTCGAATCCCGAGGGTGCGCCCCACGTCATTCTAGTCGAAAGACCGACCTTGGATGAGCTTCGTAGGCTCCAGAAGGACGGCTTCTACGATCGCGTCAGCGCAGAGGAGCTGGAGAAGCTCAAAGGCGTGACTCCAGAGAGATCCGATGATGATATCAGGCAGCAGCAGAAGGACGCGATGACCGGGGAGAGGGATCAACCCGACACGCGAGTCAGCAGCCAAAATCGCTTTGAGATGTATGTCTGCTTCGATCGATTCGACGTCGATGGCGACGGGCTCGACGAGGATATGATTTGGTGGGTGCTGAAGGAGAAGAAGCTACTTCTGAAGGCTGCGATCATGACCGAGATGTACCCGATGAGCCCGCCCTGCAGGCCATTTGCGGAGAGTACGTTCTTGCCTGCGAAGGGTCGCCGGGAGGGAATGAGTTTGCTCGAGATCATGGAATCGACTCATGATCTGATCAAGGAGCTTTGGGATCAAATGGTCGATGCCGGAACGATGGCAGTCTCCCCGCCTGGATTCTATCGACCGCAGTCGAACGTCAAGCCGGAAGTCCTCACCTACCTTCCTGGCGACCTCTACCCGCTGAATGATCCAAGCCGCGATGTCTCCTTCCCGCAGGTGGGAAACGCGAATCAGACCTTCTCGTTGAATGCAATCACGATCGCCAGACAGCTGCAGAGCGATGTGATCATGATCAGCGATCTGAATCTCGGGAAGATTCCTGCCGGCAAGAGCTCGGCATTCAGGACGACTGGTACCACAGAGAACATACTGGCGCAGAGCGAGGCACGACCGGAACGGATCCTGCGCCGCTTCTTCATGGCCTTCAAGCAGGCTTGGTGGATCATGCACGAGCTAGATAAGCACTTGCTTCCGGACGAGAAGAAGTTCAGGATCGTGGGATATAAGCCGGCAGGTCAGGATCCATATCGCGAGATCAAGAGCCGAAAGGATATCGAGGGATCCTACGAGTTCGAGTTTCAGGCGAACGTGGCGAACTCCAGCAAGATTGCGCTGCAACAGGCACTCATGCAGGCGTCCGCTGCCGTGCTCAATCCCGTTGCGATTCAGCTTGGCATAACGAGGCCCGAGGATGTCTATAACCTGATCTATGACATCCTGCGTGCCCTGGGTCTTGATAGCGACCAGTATACGAGCCCGCCGATTCCGGAAGCGCATCTTCTGCGCATCTTTGCGGAGGAGGCCATTAGCGCCATCTTGCTGGAGACCGCGCCTTATGGGGTTCCGGCCGAGCAGGGAGGCTGGAATGAGCATCTGCTGCGGTTGCGCGAATTCATGAATGACGATGTGCGCTTTGCGGTCGTGGATACGCCCAAGGCGCAGCAGCTCTTCAGAGCCTATATGGAGAAGGTTAGCGAGGAGGCTGCCCGCGAGCGCGAGAAGGCCCAGCTCGCCGCTGCAGCAGCAGGGACGAGTCCGGGTCCGCCTGGAAGGTCCGGTCCGCCCGCGGAGGCTCGCCCGAATCTAGCCACTCCGCGGGTTCAACCGGGCGAGCTGATCGAGGAGGCGCTGCCTAGCGCTGGCGGGGGTGCAAATCGCTGATGGTCTTTCGGCGCGAGGAGTGGGAGGCGTTCAAGCGGACAGCGGCCATCAGGCGTGAGAGGGACCGCGAGCCGTATTATCGGGCTCTGGGCCAGGCCGAGGTGGGCGCTGCCCAGCTGACCAACCATGCGGCCTGGAATTGGTTCCTGCAGCTCTTGGCCTCTGCGAAGGCCGAGTCGGAGCAGTTTCTTGAGGGCATCAACGCAAATGCCCGAATTTCGGATGATTTTTCCTATGAGACGCTCTCCAAGGTGCAGGCAATTCGACGAGTACTCGATGCCCGGATCAAGACGCTTGAGGAAGTCATGGCGCTGCCAGCTCAGATCCTAGACGATGCGAAGATCGCCAAAAGGAAGCTGGGTGAGCTTAAATCAGCGAAATCAAAAGAGAAAGCAGCTGGCTAGGCAGCTTCGAAACATGCGCTGCCCGCGCTGCAGGAAGCTCCTGGCGAGGCTCGATCATGGCCGAGATGGAGCCGTGGAGATCCTCTGCCCGCGGTGCAAAGCCCTGGTATGGTCCAGTGTGAGCGGAACCAGTTTTTCGGATCCCCACTTGACAGCCACCGCACATTAGGTTATCCGCATTCAATCATAGAGAGAGCCACGGAGCGCCTCTGAGCGCAGGAAGGCCGGGCGGCAGCAATGCTCCCCGGCCTTTTTTGGCTCTAGGGCTCGCCCACCTCAAGGGCCGCGTCTGACCGTAGGGGTCTCGTCAACCCGAGAAGCAAGGAGAGATCATGGCACAGCCGACCAGTTTCAAGGCTGATCCGGAAGGTAAGGCCGCTGGAGAGCAGAGAATTCCCAAGGAGCGCGTGGATGCCATGATCGCGAAGGCCAAGGCCGACGCGGAAGCGAAGGCTGCGGCTGCGGAGGAACGCGCTCGTCTGGAGTCGGAGAGGCGCAAGGAGCTGGAGGCCCGCAGCCATGCTCCTGCCGCTCCGGCCCCGAAGTCGGAGGAGAGGGCTCCGCTCTCGCGGGCACAGCTGAGAGCCCTCGTGGATTCCGGCGAGATCACGCAGGACGAGATGGATGCCGAGCTCGAGCGCCAGATCGAAATGCGGATCGAGAAGCGGGTCTCATCCATTCAGGATGTGAAGACTAGGGCTGCCAAGATCAACACCGAAATCAGTCAATACATTGAAAGGGTGGGTGATCTAGATAACCCGACCAGTGACAACCACAAGCGCGTGAAGGCAGAGTTCAAGGCGCTTCGGGAGCGAGATTTCCCGAATGATGCCACGACCGAGCTTTTAGCATTGCGTGCCGTTTTCGGCGATCTCGACAAGATCAGGATCCCGGAGACCGGCCACAAAGAGCGCGAAACGGACAAGACCACGCACAGCGGGGCTGGAGGCGAGGAGCAAGAGGAGACGCCGTCTGGCCCCGGTCCGCTCAAGGGTCTGAGCAAGGAGTACATCGATCACTACCAGAAAGGGATCGATGCTGGCCGCTACAAAGGCTGGGATGACGAGAGACTCATACGGATTCAGAAGAGGGCCTTAGCGAGAGGGTGAGCACACAGCTGATTCTTCCGAGCACGATCAAGCCTTCACCCAACTGGCGGAAAAGGGCCGGCCAGTTCGCGATGCGTCTGTCCAAAAACGGCAGGTCCGTCTGGAGGCAGACGAAGCCGAAGAATGCACCTCGGGAACATCCGGGACGCAGGATTGGCAAGCCAGAGGGCACATACATCATGGATCTCGTGGCTCTCAGGAAGGCGATCCTCTTGTGCTGGAGATGTCAGCCGCGCTTCAACCACAAGCGTGCCAACTACTACAAGGATGAGAGATTCCCATACGTTGTTGGTCGCTGCGATGGCTGCAGAAGATTCATGAGCCATCAGGCGAAGCTCTACATTCACGAATCTTTTCTAGGAGATCCAGGCGGCCGGCTCCGAGCTGGTCAATGTTGGACTCCGCTCTAGGAGAAACATCATGGAATTCGCATATACGCTGAGCGGTGGCGCCCCGGTCAGAAAGAGGTACATGGCTGGCACCACGATGGCTACTGCTGGAATCCCGGTCCTCGGTGCGGTTGACGCTGCCACTGATCTCGGGAGCGTCGAGCCCATGGCCGCTAGCACGGCCGTCAACCAGGGAAGCCAGGTTGGTATTCTGCTCGATCCGTCGGGGACCGTTGCCGCAACGGGAATCACGGACTCGGAGGACCTGATGGTCTCGGTCATTATCAATCCCGATGCGGTGATCCGGGCGAGAATGAACAACGGTACATCATCTGGTACCGCTTTGAGCGTAACCTCGGCCACGGCCGCCGATACGACCGGAGTCACGATCACGGGCGCAACCACATTCGACAATGGCGCTGTCTGGGGGTATTCGGGCAACAATGTTGGCGAGTTCCGCCGCTGTGACGACACAGCAGGAAGCCTGTCGATCAACTTCCCGAACGGCATTCTCACGTCCGATGAGTACATCGCGATCCACGGCTTTCCGTGCTCTGTCGAGCTCACGAACTGGGAATGCTACGACCTGACGACCGATCTCACCGAGATCATTGCCCAGACCGCGGTCACGGACATGGACAACTTCGCGACCGTGGATCTGGAGATGAACGATGCTTCCGACGATGGGAGAAACAACAGTTACTACCACCTGATCGCGAACAATCATCTTTTCGGCTCCTGCTCGATTCGGAGACATTCTGGCTCCGGATTTCGAGGAGATATTCGACGAGGAGTACGCTCAGCACCCCTCGAAGAAGGATGATCTCTATGGCACTCCCGAGAAGAGCACCAGAGACATCATGAAGTGGAGTGGAGTCGGCACGTTGCCAGACTTCAACGAGTTTACCGGCTTGATCGAGTACCAGAGCCAGAGCCAAGGCTACGATACGACGGCGACTCACATCGAGTTTGCGAATGGATGCCAGGTGGAGCGGAAGCTCTTTGATGACGATCAGTACAACGTCTTCAATCAGCGACCGGCTGCGCTCGGAGCATCCGCAGCGAGGACCAGGGAGAAGCACGCGGCCAGGCTACTGAATATGGCGTTCAGCAACGATACGTACTTCTACAACAACACGGAAGGCGTGGCGCTGTGTAGCAATAGCCATACGACCACATCGGGTGCGTCAACTGCGAGCGGATTCGACAACCTCGGGACCGCGTCCATGACAGCGGTCGCGGTTGCTACAGGCCGAATCCAGATGGTCGGATTCCGCGGCGATCAGGCCGAGCGGATCAGCGTGATTCCGAATCAGCTCTGGTATCCGCCGGATCTCTATGAGAAAGCCTACGAGATCATCAACGCTTCTGGCAAGGTAGATACTGCGCTCAATAACCCGAACGTTCACGAGGGCAAGTATACCGGACACGAATGGAACTTCCTTACCGACTCGAACAACTGGTTCATGATCGATTCTCGTACATCAGCCAGGATGTTCCACTGGATCGATCGAATTGCACTCGAGTTCGGGATGATCGAGGATTTCGACACGCTGATTGCGAAGTTCAGGGCATACATGCGATACAGCATCGCCTGGACGGACTGGCGCTGCATCTGCGGATTCCAGGTTTCGTAGGAAGATCCCATGGCGAATCCGAGATGGAACCCGCAAAAGAAGAGGAAGGGCCCGCCCACAGGCCAAGAAGGCGGGAAGGTTCCCAGCTGGAACGAGAGGACGGCTGCTTGGCCGGGCGTGCCTGGAAAGACGCAGCCGCGTGATCGCTCTGGCGGAACGAAGAAAATCAAGCAATCGATGAAGACGGAGGGAGTCTAGGATGCCGTATCTTACCTCCTACGGTGGTATTTGGGGCGCGATTCCGCAGAGCCAGGGTAGGGTTTTCTGGGTATCGGCAGGAGATTCGTGCGTGGTCAATGGGGAGACTTACCACGCGAGCGACAACAACGACGGCTTGTCTCCGGAACGACCTTGCAGGCGCGTGAATCATGTGATCGACAACCTCGTCACCGCCAACGCTGGCGATGTGGTTGTCTTGCTCGCCGGAACCCACACACTGCAGAATGCCGCTGGAACATCGACTTCTCTCGCGATGGACACTGCTGGTGTGACGCTCATGGGGCTTCCGTGCGGGCAGGGGAACTTCCTACAGCAGCGTACCACGATCGCAGCAGTAACTGGCGATCAGAACGTGAATGTCACTGCGGCGAATATCGAGATCGCCTATCTGAACTTCATTCCAGTGACGGCCGACACAGCTATTGACATCAGCGCTGACGGCGACAATGTCCATATCCATCACTGCTCTTTCGATCTCAGCACGCCAGCTGCGGACACTGGGACAAAAGGAATTGAGTTCATCGGAGCCGCCAGCTATCCGCTGATTCATCATATCTACGCCTATTGTGATGGGGCACAGGGCCCGGCAATCGAGCTCGGTACGATCAACTACGGAGTCGTGCGCGACTGCATCATGGTCTGTACTGCAGGTAGCTGGGCCGCGGCGATGGTGACTGGTGCCGGTGGGACGACCAACCTGGTTGAGAACTGCATCTTTCTGTGCGACGGGACGGCGATCACGGACGCAATCACGGGTGGGGCCAGCGCTGCCGGTGCGTGGACCTTCCGTTTCTGCCATTTCCCGGTGCTATGTGACGAACTCGACGGCTTCACGGCTACGCACGCAGAGCTTAACCAGTGCTACATCGCCACGGTTGGTGGAGGATCGGGCGGAACGCAGGTGACTCCGACGACCTAGGATCGTTATGAAGACCCGGCCGAACCATATCATCGTTGGGCTAGGCTCGGGGCGATGCGGAACGAAGAGCCTGGCGGCCATCCTTGGTCTCCCCCACGAGGCTGTTGCACTTCCGTGGGAGCATGACGAGCGGCTCTTCAGGGCGGCGATGAGCAAGCTGTCCCGCACTGGCGGTGATGTCGGCTGCTACTGGCTGACCTACGCCGAAAGGGTGCTAGAGACCTTTCCTGATACTAGGTTCATCTGTCTGAAGCGTCCCAGAAAGGAGACTGTGGCAAGCTGGGTGCGTCGCTTCGCTGGTGCAGAGACATTTGATCTCTTCGTCATGCACCTGGACGATGAGGCCCGGATTCATGCCCCGAGGATGTTTCCGGACTACGGAGATAGGCCGATTGCGGAGGCCGCCGGGCTTTACTGGGACGAGTACTATGAGAAGGCCGAGAAGCTTCAGGAGAGATATCAACAATGCTTCCGGATCTTCTCCATGTCTCCTGTCCTGAATGAGCCCATGGCGCAAGCCGAGATGCTCCGGTTCGTCGGATCTAAGCAGGCAACTTGGACGAACTTTCACAAGAACAAGGGAACGGTGAAGGATCCTCTTCTAGGCAACATTCTGAGGGACGTTCTCGGATATCTCATCCGAAACGAGAAGGTCTATGCAGGAACACGGGCCACCGTGACCCCGAAGGCTGGCTCTCAGCTCGGGAGAGCTGCAGTCAAGCGCGGTATATCGCAACAGGAGACGGATCCGATTCTCTTGGATTTCGGGAAGCTCTCTGAGCATCGTGCAAGGCCGTTCGACTTTGACATGATTGCGCAGAATCCTAGGCAAGGAGTCATTCAACATGCGTAGCTACCTTGGATACCAGCAGAGACAGGATCTCGAGGGAGACAAGGAGTACTTCGAGAACCAGCTCAAGAATCCGCTTGTACAGGACAAGCCCACCGTGCGGCGAAATCTGCAAAGGATCGAGCGCGATCTCGAGACTCAATCTCCACCGATTCTCAGCGGTCCTGATCTCGATAAAGTTGTGACTCGAGAGAAGGAGCTGCGTGAAGAGATTGTCCCGAACATGCTGTCGCAGGAAGAGATGCGAAAAGCCCCTGCAGGCTCGATTGGCCGAGAGATGGCCTTCCAGAAGAAGTACAAGCGAAAGATCATAGAATGGAAGAACTGCCGAAGGACGATCTACCGGGAATCGGATGATCCTGACGTTGCAAACCTCGAATGCTTCAGACCGGAGATATCACGTGGAAACGTTGAGAACTGCTTGATCCCGGGCCAGAAGTTCGATTTCCCGAGCCGCAGGTTTCAGGAAAACTACCCGACGATCGATTGGTCCAATCATGACCGCCCAGAGGACCAAGAGGCGGAGACCGAAGCATCAAAGCTTCGCCGGATGAAGCTTGCCGAGTTGAGGGCGCAGATGGCAGAACTCGAAGCAGAGGAGGAAGCCGAGGCGACGGATTCCATATCTCGCTTGGGGCTTGAAGAGGAGGAGGCGTAACATTGGCGTTTCCCTACATCTTTGAAAGCAACTTTGAGCCCGGATCCAATGCCGAGTGGGACTCGGAGACGGATACCGACAACGCACTGGACTTCCCGAGTTACAAAACGCTGGCGCGTCAAGGGCTTGAACCATTCAGCGGTGCTCATTGTATGAGATTGAGAGCCGGCCTTGGGACAAATGATGCAACGGTTACAGAGGGAGATATCGACATTGCGGATACCGTAACGCGCTATTTCAGATTCAATATCCTCTTTGCTGATGATTTTCGTTGCACTGCTACAGATGCTTCAGTCTCTTTGCTTGAGCTTCAAGGAGCCGCTAACGCGATTACCGCGTCTTTTGGTTTCAAAATTACGGTAAGCACAGATATCATAAATCTTGGTATAGGCTCAGCGAATGCGGCGGCTGTTCCTGCGACGTTTTCTACTCAGGCTGTAGAGAGGGGTGTCTGGTACACGGTTGAGTTGGCTGTTGACATCCAGACTGGCGGAACTGGAACGCTGGATATGTACGTGACTAGATGGGGAAGCACAGCTGCAACAGGAGCCGAAGCCGCGCTGGCTACCAAGACGAATATCGCTGTAACGCATGGCGTGCTGGGTCTTCAGGACCATCTAGCGACTACTATCGGTACAATCTTGATTGACAACTTCGTCATGGACGATGCAAGAATCTACCCGCAATCGGCTC